TTGCTTTTAATAAATCTTTTCTGTTTCTACCGTTCTTCTTACCGAATCTAGCAAGATACTTAATAGCATTTGCCTGGCAGAAATCTTTATCAATACCTAAATGCCTTAGCATATCTTGTACTTGAAATCCGTCTTTCGTTGTACTATAATGTTCAGTATAGGTTGATTTAATATAATTGTCTATTTCTTTTATAATTTTATCTTCGTTGTATTTCATTAGTTAATCCTCTTATCGTTATAACTTTTTACTTTTGATCTTGTCAATTTGATATTGAAATCTTTTCTTAAAGATTGTCTATCATATTTTTGACCATAATCATACCACATATCTTTGTTACCAGAAGCAGTTTCACCAAATACATCTTCGTATGTTTGATAGTATTGTTTCTGATCTATCAATTCTACTTTAGTTGTCTTTGCAAAGTTAGTAGCAGTTTCTTTGAAGTTCCAATCTAAAAATTTAACAATCTTTAGTTTAGTCTTATCATTAAATTTGTATCTAAATTTTTCAGGTACATTTCTATAAACAGTTTCGTAAGCATAAAAAAACTCACCTTGATGTTCAGGATCCATATACTCTCTTAAATAACATACATTAAATGTTTTGTTTTTACTCATTATTTTACTCTCCCTTCGTATATTGCTTTGCCCCAAACTAAACTGTTCATTTCTCTAATTTCTTTTTGTTTTTTATTTTCAATATATTCGTTTTTAAATCTATTAAACAATATTCTTTTTCTTTGTGAAAGATATGAAGGTTTAATTTCTATTTTTTTTATAATGTCTTTATTACTCATACCTTGTAAAGATAAAATACATATTTCTTTATCAAATTTACCAGAGTAAGTATTAAATTCATCAATCATTTTTTTAAATGAATCTATCTTGTCTTGTATTGACATTAAGCACACTCCATAGCGATTACTTCATCAACATTGTTTTCATCAATACCTGTCATTGCAACATTCTCAACTTTTAGAATATCTGCACTAGCGGTTTCTTTAGTGATTAAGTTTTGTTTAACTTGTAGTAAGATTTTATCTACTGTTTTTGTGGCAACATCTTCGGCCCATTGTTTTACTTTTGACATAGTGTTTCTTCTTTCTTGTTAGTGTTTGTATTAGTCGTTTTGTTTTTCATATACACTTATATTATAGGAAAATGACCCTAAAGTCAAGCACTAAAAACCCTTATTTTATGCGATTTTTTGAATTAATTAGGAGAACAAAAGGAGAACACCTTTTATTTCCAATGTTTTTTCACCCAAGCAATGGTATCCATATCGTATGATTCGTGTGGATGTGGATCAACAAGTTGGAGTGGATCAGGTTTACCGTGAAATACTGCGACTTTAGCACCTGGATAATGTTTAAAGTTCCATTGACTTCTTTTAAATCTAGGATTTGCTCTATCATACCATTTAGCACTAAATGTCCATTCATCTGGAAAACACTTAAACTTATCTGGTACTTCTTTGATACATTGTGTTATTACATTCTGGTCACCTTGCATCCTATCAAATTTTTTCTTTTCTGATTGATATGGTTTCCATACATAAGGTGTCATTACCTCATTATTAAATCTCATTATACTAGAATTAAAACTTTTTGTAGTAGTATTGAAATCTCTCATCAATACAACCTTACTATCTTCTTCGTGTGTAAAGAAACTATCTATGTTGTCTGTAATAACTACATCTAAATCAAAGTATAAACTATCACCTTGTAGGTTTGCTTCAGGACTAAACAATGTTAGTTTGTTCCACCAACCTTGATAGTCGTGGAATGGTAATTTTCTTACTTCTACATTATCACCTTTCACTAATTTTTGCATTTTAGTGTGTTCAGTATAAATGATAAACTTATGAGGTATAGTTAAATGTCTTTGTACCATATTGTAGAGAATCTTTACATACTCTACTTTGTATTTGTTTCCCCAATATAAACAAACTACATTCTTCATTATTCTTCGTTTTGATATTTTAATGTTTCGTATGCTGTACCATCTGCCATTTCTTTTAAAGTAAATTGATTTTCTGCAACAAACTTTAACCATTCTTCCATAGTCTTTCTACCTGGTTTTAATGGTTTATCTATCTTCTTAATATCTCTACTAGTTACAGGACCCATTACACTATTTGCTTCTGCGAATACAGGTACATAATTAAACAAAGCGTCAAAAGCAGATAAACTATAATTAGTTACTAATGCGTGGCAATCTTTTAAGTCTTCTTTAATGTCTTTATTCCACCATTCATTACCTGGTCTAGGTTTATTTCTAAATCTAATCTCTCTATCGGTGTATTTTTTAATCTCTTGTATTGCTGTTTCTACCCACTCGTCTTGTGATATACCATTCATTTGATAGGTAACAGTAGGTGATGATGGACATAATAATATATGTTTACCTCTATCGTCAGCACGCCAACCTTTAAATTCAGCGTCTGTACCTAGTTGTTTTCTTAATGTATCTAATCTAGCAGGTGTGTGTACTTTACCTTTGTTTGTATGAAAACTACCTTTACAAATTCTAAAGTATGTTTTCTTTTCATCTAGTATTTTAGGTTCAGGATATCTTGTAATCTGACTAGATATGTAACCAGTATCTACGAACCAGTATTCTTGTTTATTCTCTATACACTCTTTTATTTTAGCAATATTATTACCTGCTAAACCCCAAAAGAAATGTATAGGTCTATCTTCGTCTTTCCAACCTTTTTCTATATGTGGCCATATCTGATTTGATAGGCACTTATCCCATTTTATTTTATGTGTTATAATCATTTTGGTGCATAAAGTAATTCTGACTTAACAGATAATACTTGTTCATAATTAATACTTTCAAAGTAATCTGTAATATCATTCATACTTATATTTTGTTTTACCATTACCTTCTTCTTTGCTTCAATATGTATAAAAGGTTTACATCTTTCAATAAGTTTTTTAGCACCTATCAATGCCTCTATTTCATATCCTTCAGCGTCTATCTTAATATAATCTATATCTTCTAAAGCAAAACTATCTAGTGTTCTAACGGTTACATCTAAATTACCTTTATCATTTGCGTGTGTGTTACCTGTTTCTTCAGGATTATATAAGAACATCTTTTTACTTTCTTCTCTACCTAAAGCATAAGGATATAATGTATAGTTGTTGTTTGTAATATTCTTTACATAACATTCTCTTACTTGTGGTATAGGGTCAAAAGCATATGTGTGTTTAAATGTATTAGTAAAATCTTTTGACCAAAAACCTATATGTGATCCTATATCTATACAGTTTTTTAATTCAGGTTTCTTCATCTTAATATATCTTAATATTGTTTCTCTATGAATAGTTTGATAACCACCGTCTTCAATATAATTCTCAAAGTGTGTATCTGTATCTGGTAGATACCAACCTTTTATATATTTCATAATATAACCTTTTTAAATTTGTTATAAGTAGGATAATGTTGCAATAGTTCTACTTGTTTTATTGCATATTCATTTCTAAATTCTTCTATATTAAACTGACACGCTGATAGATATAAACTATGTTCTCTTATCTTTTCATCATCTGCAAAATAAGGTTTTTCTATATTTTTTAATACATTGTCTGATAGAAAATTAGCACAATTAGGACCTAGTGTTATTGCTGGGTAACCTTCTTGTATTGCCTCAAAGGCAGCGATACTATTATATGCTACTAAACAATGTACTTTATCTTTTTTTAGTTGATGTGGTAAAGTTTTACCATTTAAAGTTCTTTCTTTTCTATTAGGTTTTTGTCTTACTATAATTTTTTTATTTGTATATTTTCTTATTTCTTTTGTAATAAAATCTATGTAATCTTCTTGTTCAAAGTCCAAATATTTCATAACTTTTAAACTTCTTATAGTATTCAATGATGGTGGTATAATTAATATACTATCTCCTTCTACTGGTCTTTTAGGTTTATAATTATCATAATCAATATTTGTAATATCCTTAAATCTGTTCTTTAACACTTTTACATCTGTTAAGAAATCTAATTGTTTGTAACTTAAATGATCTCTTACTTGAAGATTGTTTATAGTAAATCTTTGCCATTTCTTTACAGGATAACAACCCATATATCCTGTGTCAATATAATAGAAATCTATATTGTTATCTACACATTGTTTAATAGTTGGCATACGAGTAATACCTCTAAAGA